ATTTCCCGCACAGGTATGGGACCAACAACACAGTACAACCTAACGTACGTGCGTGGTCGCGATCTTGCTGAGGAATGGAAGTTGGACCTTGACACCGTCAATGGGCTTGTAGCAGCGGCTGTTCCTTACACCGCAGATCAAGTAGTTCGTGAGACCCCCCGCTCTGAACTAATTGGTATTGCTCGCTCACAAGGGTAGAGTTCCAACAACTTGTAGATGGGCTGGTTTTTATTAATCAGCCCTTCTACACACGATTATGGGGGTAGTACATGAACATTATTACAACGCAAGAACAGTTAGATGATCTAGTTAAGTTTTATTCAAAGGTAAATGCTTTTGCTTTCGACGTCGAGACTGTCGGAGAAAACCGTATTCAACCAGTAGTTAATGATGTCTTGTGGATCTCATTAGCAACTGAAGGACGTGTAGACGTCATCCCTATGGGACACCCAAATGGCAAGTTTTTGCATTGGGATAAGGACATGCTTAAGAGTGGTTTAACTAAACTAGAAAAAGGCAAAGAGATTACTGATGCCGACTACTCAAAGAACAAAGCAAACTGGCGCCCAGTATTCGGTCCACCTCCAGCACAGTTGTTGCCAGGAGAAGTATTTAGGGCTTTAAAGCCACTATTCTTTAGCGATAAGTTAAAGATAGGTCACAACGTTAAGTTTGATTTAAAATCAATTGCTAAGTACTACCGCGGTGTAGTCCCCACTAAGCCTTTCTTTGATACCTTGATGGCGTCTTTTATTATTGATAATCGTAATCGCCTTGGACTAGGTCTTGCAGACTGCTCTAAGCGTGAGTTAGGTGTTACTGTTGAAAAAGGCGTTGGAGCACAGGTTGAGGTTCATTCTTTTGAAGACGTTGCAAAGTATTCTGGCATTGATGCAGACGTTACTTGGCAGTTATACAAGAAGTTGGCACCACAGTTAGAGGGAAACCTTAAGGCTGTATGGAGTCTTGAGATGGATGTTGTCGGTGCTCTATGCGACATGGAACTTTCAGGAGCAACTTTAGATGTTGAAGAACTGACTAAACTAAAGGTTCGTATTGATAAAGATCTAGACGTGTCAAAGGCTAAAGCATGGAAGATTACTGGGGAAGCCTTCTCTCTTAACTCTATTGCAGAGAAGCAGAAATGGTTGTTTGGCCCTAAAGACCAAGGCGGTCGTGGAATTAAGCCAAACATCAAACTAAAGATTGCTTTAACTCCTAAAGGGCAAGACCTTCTTTACAACGATCCTTCTAAGATATCCATCCAGCACTACTCAGTTTCATCTGACGCTCTTGAGTTTTATCGTGGTAAGGACGAACTTGTTGATGCCATCTTGGAGTATCAAGACTTAAACAAACTGATGACTACATACGTAATGCCATACCTAGGCGGAGAAGTTACCCGTACTACTTCTGGAAAGTCTAAGATTGTAGATAAGAAGAGCCTACTTATTGAAGGAAAAGTTCACACTAACTTCAAAGCCCATGGAGCAGAGACTGGTCGTTTCTCTTCCTCGGAACCTAATCTTCAGAACATTCCAAGTGGCGGTGACTACGGCAAGTTAATCCGTAACTTGTTTATTGCACCTGAAGGATACAAGTTAGTTGTAGCCGATTACTCTCAGATTGAACCACGTATTATCGCAGCATTGTCTAATGACCCCATCATGGTAGATAACTACCTAACAGGCGGGGACATCTACACCACCATTGGTGACACTATGGGGGTTAACCGCAAGGCTGGTAAAGTCTTGGTTCTCTCGATCGCCTACGGTGTTGGGCCAGATAAGATCGCTAGTCAGATCGGCTGTACTATCCCAGAGGCTAAAAAACTACTCAATGACTTTACGGAGAAGTTTTCAAACATTTCTAAGTACAAGGCCAAGGTCATTAGAATGGCAGAGCAAAAGAGACCAATGCCATACGTAGAAACCCTTATGGGACGACGTAGATACCTTCCAGAACTGATGAGCAAGGAACAAGGGCTTAAATCCAGAGGAGAACGTCAGGCATTTAACACGGTTATCCAGGGATCTGCCGCAGACATCATGAAACTAGCCCTAGTACGTGCCCACTCGTGCTTTGTAGATGAGCCAGAGGTAAACGTACTTTTGACTATTCACGATGAAATTGTTACAGTTACCCCCGAACATCTAGCAGAAGAAGCAGCGGAAGCCATCCGCGTGTCGATGGAGGGGATTACCTTTCCACAGATTACAGTTCCTCTTATAGCCGATGTTAAGATCGTAGACAAGTGGGGAGAGGCAAAGTGATGGATGAAGAGTTATCTTTAGAAGATCAAATTGCAGAACTTAAATGGGACTTAGAGCGCAACGAAGCGGCGTTCAAAGCCCTTTCTCGTGAGAACCAAAAGTTACAGTCTCGCAACTTTGAGTTAGAAGATTGGCATCAGCGCAACTTTACAAAGGTTAAAGAGTCTGAAGAATGGCGTAAAAAATTTGAACTGAGTGTTCACACCCCAGAGTATAAGCAAGATGCAGAAAAGGCTTATGACCGTGGGTACCACGCTGCTAGGCAAAAGATGTCTGCATGGTTTATTCAAGTTGGTCAAGATATGAAAGCCGAATTGCTAGAAGATAAGGAAAACAATGAGTAACGCAGACTGGTGGGCTAAACAACTAGGAACACAACAACAGGCGCCACAAGCACGCCCCGCAGCGATGCCTATGCCACCTTCGCAGCAGCCTATGCAACCTAACTACACACCTTATCAAGCGCCTGCTCAAACACAGCCCAGTCCTCGTGGGCTATCTAGTGCATCTCAAACGGAGACTTGCCCTGACTGTCGCTCAACTAACTACATGTCTGTACAAGGGGCAAAGTCTCGTTGTATGGATTGCGGCTACCCTTTAGAACAATCTGGTGGAAGATTTGGCGCTCTTAATGGGGCAAAGGTTGAAGGAAGCGCTACAGCAGCATTAGGTAATGACACCACTAATAACTACAACCCACAAACTATCATTGGACGAATCTAGGAATGAATGACGATGCAAAAAAGATTATGGCTCTCCTTAACAAAAAGTTTGGGGATAACGTTGTGGTGCTTGCTTCAAATATTCGAAGTGATCTTATCCCTCGTGTTACTAGTGGCTCTACTACCTTGGACTATGTTCTCGGTGGCGGGTTCCCTGGTAATCAATGGAATGAACTCATCGGTGAACCGTCTCACGGTAAAACAGCGCTTGCTCTCAAAACAATTGCAGCAAACCAAGCGTTAAATCCAGACTACTTAACTGTTTGGGTAGCCGCAGAGCAGTGGGTACCAGAGTATGCGGCCATGTGTGGCGTAGATACCACTCGTGTCATTGTTATTGAGACAAGCATCATGGAAGAGGCTTATCAAGCCGTTATCGACTTTGCGGAGTCTAAGTCTGTAGACGCAATTGTTATTGACTCCCTACCTGCCCTTTCCCCTGCCCCTGAAATGGAAAAAGACATGTCAGAGGCAACCGTAGGTCGTGGAGCGCTTCTTACTAACAAGTTCTTCCGTGTCGTGGGTACCGCAATGAAGCGATCACTTATTGAAGATGAGCGCCCTGTTTTAGGTCTAATCATCAACCAGTACCGCATGAAGATTGGCGTAATGCACGGAGATCCTCGTACAACTCCTGGAGGAGAAGGTAAGAACTACGCGTTCTTTACTCGTTCAGAGGTAAAGCGCGATGAGTGGATTGAAATTGGTTCTGGAACAAACAAGGTGCGAGTAGGGCAACGCATTAAAGTACGTACTCTTAAGAACAAGTCTGCCCCACCACAACGTGTTGCTTACTTTGATTTTTATTTTGCTGAAGGCGGAGAGTGTGCTCCAGGTGAGTTTGACTTTGCCAAAGAGATCGTGTCTCTAGCAGTTGTGAAGGAGATCATTACACGTAAAGGTGGATGGTATTACTACGGCGATCGTAAATGGCAAGGTAGCGAGTCAGTCATTGACAGTATTCGCGAAGAGATTGATCTTAAAGAAGAGATCAGAGTTAAGGTATTTTCAGATAACGAGTTCCCTACTGAATTGGTGGAAGTAGATGAGTAATCCAGGATTTGTTATAAATGACCCAGAGTGGGCTGACGATATACAGCGTGGTGTGGAAGAGTACACAGACATGTTGTTTGAAGCCATGTGGGAAACATCTGAAGAAGGTATCTCAGAGACACTCTCAGGAGAACTATTCTGTGGCTGTGGTACCTGCCTATGGCGTGAAGCGATGACTTACATAACTCCCAAGTTGCTTAAAGGGTTTGAAGAAGGTAAGATCGAACTTGAAGACTGAGGGACAAAAGAAATCGCAAATGCATGAAAAGCGTTTGGCTAAGAAATTAGGTGGAACTGTTAACGCAGGTTCAGGTTCCTTTTGGTCTAGAAAAGGCGATGTGAGGGCTGATGGCTTGCTCATCGAGCATAAGTACACAGGTAATAAGACTTACACTCTTAAAGCCGTTGACTTAGAGAAGAACGTAACGCATGCAATTCTAGAAAGTCGTACGCCAATCTTTGGTATTAGTCTCAATAATAAGAACTACGTAGTTCTTACGGAAGATGACTTCATAGAGATGAGAGAGAATCTTCTAGCAAATGAATGACGAGCCAGAGTACTCCTGGAGGTATGAAGCACGCTGTTTTGGCGCTGCTCCTAAGTCCCCTGATGAAGAAGACATCTTCTATCCTCCACGAGATAAAGCCAAGTACAAGATCATTGCCGATAAAGCAAAGGTTTACTGTATGGGAGAAACAGGTAAGAATCCATGCCCTGTAAGATCTCAGTGCCTATGGGATGCTGTTTCTAGAGATGAACCTCATGGTATTTGGGGTGGTTTAAGTCACAGAGAAAGAAATGCCCTTAAGCGTAAATGGAGCAAAGAGTTTAAGTTAAAACGTACTACACTAAGTTTAGAAGACTATGTACTTCAACAATAGGGGCAAATAATGGTAAATGATTTACAGAAGTTCTTAGATGCCAAGAAGAAGCCTACACGCCTTTTAGGTGATGTAGAGAGGTACATGCTACGACGACCACAAGGTGATCGTTCTACGTTGGTGCTGCACCCTTCAGAAATCATTAAGCCTGATTTTTGTCATAGGTACTCTTACTACTTGATGAGTGGTGGGGTAAAACTTGGCAGCAAACCTGCTCTTAAACTACAGTCAATCTTTGATGAAGGTCACTACATCCATGACAAGTGGCAGACTTACTTCTATGAAATGGGAAATCTTTATGGGGATTTCAAGTGCGTGTATTGTAAAGGGATAACTACAGGTATCTCTCCAGAAAGTTGCTCGTCCTGTGGTGGTGCGTTGAAGTACGACGAAGTAAAGATGCTAGATAAGAAGTTGCGTATCGCAGGTCATACTGATGGTTGGATCAAAGGTATAGGTGAGGATTGCCTTATCGAGATCAAGTCCATTGGAACTGGCACTATGCGGTTTGACGCTCCTGAACTACTGGCTGATGCTGACAACGATGTGTCGAAGGCGTTTAAGAACATTCGACGTCCATTTAGGTCTCACCTTCTTCAAGGTCAGATGTACTTGGAATTAGCAAAACGCATGTATGGAAGCGATGCTCCTAATGAAATCGTTTTTATATATGAACTTAAAGCAGATCAATCATACAAAGAGTTCAGTGTCAAGGCTGACTTTGAAATGGTAGAACGTATCTTCTGGGTGGCTGAGAAAATTGTTGAGGCTGTAGAAGATGGTAGGATGCCAAAGTGCAACATTGACCCAGAGAATGGATGCAAAGAATGCAACTTGATCCCGTAGTACAAAAGGTAGCAAGCCCTCTTCAACCTCGTTACGAGCGTATGAATCTTCCAGAAGATATCACTAATCTTGGTGGGGATGAGTTGGCAGAACTGTTTACCAAACTTACTGGTTGGGCAGACTTCTTTGCATCTAAGTTAGTTGAAGCGCAGTTAGATGAACGCGCATGCCAACTAGAGTTGGATCGTGAGAACGCTCGAATGTTAGTGGCACGAATGGGGGCAGCAACTAAAGGGGATAAAGTTACTCTGATTAAAGCGGAGATTTCCCTTGATCCAAAAGTTATTGAGTTAGAAGATCGTGTAGAGAGTGCTTATGCATTTCGTAAAACCTATGAGATGATTTTAAGTAATCATGAAAGAGATATTATGTTGGTATCTCGTGAAATCACACGTAGAACATCTGAGCAACGTCGTGGAGGAATCTAATGATCATTGGTCTTAGCGGGTATGCCCGAAGCGGTAAAGACGAAGTGGCAAAAGTACTGGTAGAAAAGTACAACTTTATCCGCGTTGCATTTGCAGATCCTATTCGTAAATTGTTGTGGGATATGAATCCGTTTGTTAAAGATGGTGGATTTACACTCCAAGGCATAGTAAACGCCTATGGGTGGGATGCAGCAAAGACTCAGTTTCCAGAAGTACGCAGACTTTTGCAGGACTTAGGTGTAGGTGCACGAACCCGTCTTGGAGACGATGTTTGGGTAATTGCAGCACTACGTGAGATGGGCGATCCTGATAAGAACTACGTTGTTACTGATGTTCGATTTGAGAATGAAGCAACCACTATTAAAGTAGCAGGTGGAGAGTTGTGGCGTATTCAACGCCCAGGAGTTGAGGCAGTTAATCGACATATCTCGGAAACCGCATTAGATGGGTATAAGTGGGATAAGGTATTGCACAACGGGGGAACGCTTAAAGATCTAGAACTACTAGTTCAAGTAAGAATGGAACCCCTGTTAAATGCCAACAAAACTGATTGAAGGTAAAGTAATACCAAAAGATTCGTTGGTATCTATAGGTATTGACCAATCCCTTACAGGGTTTGCATTTACAGTTGTGTCCACTGACGACCCTACAGAGTTTATTACGTGGGTATACAAGTCCCCTTACTTTGGCATCGAGAGACTCGCTGACATTCGTCAATGGTTAACCGACACGTTGAACTACTGTGAAAAGCATTGGGTCATAGATGACCTGGGATTAGAAGGAACAGTTCTTGCCAGCCATGCTGCCCTTGTCTTAGGAGAGTTGTCGGCGGTAGTTCGTATGGCTATTTACGACCATTTTGAAGACGGTGATCCTAGAAGGTTTCCACTGAAGGTTCCGCCAATGACCCTGAAGAAGTATGCTGCAGGCAAGGGAAACGCCAAGAAGCAAGAGATGTTAATGCAGATATACAAACGTTGGGGTATCGAATTTAGTGATGATAACGCTGCAGACTCTTACGCTCTAGCACGCCTTGTTTCAAAAACTACTCAAGACGAAGTCGAACGGGCAGTAGCCAAACAAATGGAAGACCCAAAGTTTAGGGATCAGCCTCGACTATAAGTATGTACCCTTTTAGTCAGGGGAGAGGCATACCAACCCGAACTAAAGGACTACCAATTGAGCACTACACCAGAACTTCCCGCTGAAGAGCCGTTTCTACGAGTCAGCGCTGGATCTAACCCACAATCAGTGGCATCTGCTATTGCCCACGCCATATATGACAAGCGTGAAGTAAAACTTCGTGCCGTTGGCGCAGGAGCGGTAAACCAAGCAGTAAAAGCCATTGCCATTGCTCGTGGATATGTTGCCCCTCGTGGCATGGATCTTACGGATAAGCCAGGGTTTACCACCATCCAATCTCGTGATGGTGACATTTCTGCAATTGTTTTTCACATTACAGCATCCTAAAAACGCCGTATCCTTGGATTAACGTAAGGAGTCACTCATGGCTAAATGGACATCACTAGGTCACGCAATGCGCCGTCGCATGGGTGCACCTTCATCTCACCTAGAATCGGCAGGAAACTCAATGGCACGCAACGTACCAACACCAGAAGAGATCATCGCTTCAGCAGCACACTCAAAGTCACCACGCCGTTACATGGGGCAAGATGCTGAGCAGTTTACAAACGTTTCTGCAGAGCCTGGTAACACAATGCCTGTAGCACGTAAGAACACTCAGGCTTCAGACCCAACAATTTCTGACAAGGCTAATCGCAGCAACGTACTTGCAGGCGATGCAGCACAATCAGAGCGCATGGGTGCAAAGTATTCAATCGGTCACAAGTTCCCTGCAGGATCAGAGCCAGCAGCAGCCGCAACAATGGCTAACGCTCGCACAGTTCCTTCAGTAATGGGACGCCAAACACCTAACTTTCAAAGTGGTGAAGGCGACGCTTACTAAGATGATTTCATCTGAACAATTCGGAGGCACTGGTTCGATGTTTCAACAGCATCCTCAAACCAGTGCCCCGTTGTCGTTAAGTTCTAACACAACGGGAAGTGCACAGCAAGCAACTGCTTGGCGTACACGCGGATTGCAAGATGGTGGAAGCCCACTTCCCCTATCATCACGCACAGAGGGCAGTGTTTACAAGTTCCAAGACGATCAATCCTCTAAACCTTTCGTACAGGAGTAACTAATGGCTGGTGGAGTAAATAACTTTTCTCCTTCCCAGAACTGGCAGTCTCTGGGTGGCGGAGGCATGTACGGTTATAACAATCAGGGTGGACAGGGTATACCTGTAGCGCGTGATGCGCTTGACGCAACCCGTATGGGTGTAGGCCGTGTTCCATCAGCAGAATATCCTGACGGCTACCTAGGAACGATTCGTTCACGCCGTGATGACCGCCTATTAGACTCGATTAAGAATCGCGTCAATCAAAAGTCTTACCAACGTGGTGTACATAAAGGCGAGCGTATTGAGCCGTCAATGTATTTTTGGCCAGATGCAGTTAACAACCAGTCTGGTATTCAGCGTCAAATGAAGGCTGCTCTTGTAAACGATCAAGGTGTTATGGTTTATAAAACAGAACGATTTGCACCAGACGCTCGTCTTGCCCCAGCACCTCACCTTGTTAACGATGGCAAAGCCAACACTATGGCTAACGAGCCTGTACAGATCAATGCCCGCCGTCAAGCAATGATGGCATACATGAGACCTGCGTGGTCATAATGTTTGCATCAGATGATAAAGGTCGTTTTGATAAGAACTTAGCACAATCTCAATTTGGTTCTAATGTAGAAAACATTGTGCATAAATATCGTTCATCATCTCCTGAGATGGTACAGGGTGGACATGACTGGTATAACCATGCACATGAAGTTGCTGCAAAGATTGGTCAAGGAAACGTAGAACGAGGTGCTGGAGTTATTGCAGCACTATCTCCACAAACTGGTTGGGGACGTAACCTGCACCTTGCTAATGAGTTGATGACTACAGGCACAACTAAACACACTAAAGATTCAATTGTTAAAGCGCAGAGAATTCGCGAAGGTGAACATCCTCTTGAAGTACTAGGTGGTCAAAAGGTACGCAGTTTTTATCAAAACATTGCTGATCCAAGTGATCCACACGTTGTGACTGTTGACCGTCATGCTCACGATATTGCTGTTGGTATCCCCTTTCGTGGAACTGCTAAAGCAGCAGAAAAAGCACCTTATCTTGGATTAGGAGCAAAAGGACGTTACGAGCATTTCTCAGAAGCGTATAAAGCCGCTGCTCATGAACTAGGTGTTGAGCACCCACATAAAGTTCAGGCAACAACATGGGTAACCCATCGAGGAGCAATCGGATGACCAAATCTGAAGAATTTGATCATGGTAGTGGTCACAAATTTAGCGTAAAGAAAAACGCTGCAGGATCATACACAGGTTGTTGTGGGTTGCGAGTAGATGCGTCTAACACTCCAACAGGAAGAGTGTGGTTCTCATCTCACCCAACTGGGCTGTACTACCCAACACTGCGGGCTGCAAAAGAGCACATGCAAAAGCACCATGACAAAGGGGAGTTGTTCTAATGACACAGTCCTTCGACGGTAATTACGATTACACAAAGCCATGGCGTGCACCTGTACAGCCTGATCAAGTAGCAAAACGTTGGTCTTATAACGGCCCTTGGTCAAGTAACATGGAAAGACTTACTTCTCAAGCACTTATGGTTGCTTCCATTCCCGCAGCAGATATCCAAGCGATGGTTCGCCCACCTCTTCCACAGATTCGTTTATTTCCAGATCGTTTTGGGTATGGTCCAAGAGTTCAGCCTGGAATTGAAGACATTGTCAGTATTGATAGAAATTACCAAGAGCCTCGCATTTCTTGGTACTCAGGATCACCTGCTGGCTATAGTGGCAGCAGCCGTAACGACTTAGGAAACAACTAATGTCACGAGAAGACGGTTTTCCACACTTTAATGAACTACAGCCTGAAGATGCAGGTATGTTCAAAGCGCACTTACAACGTGCACGAAATGCAAACCCTATGGGTGCTGCTGTAGACGTACACAAGGTTGCAGATTACAAAAAGTCTCGCATGTTTATGACTAATGATGGATTGGCTGGTTATGCCGTACATCCTTCAGGAGAACTTACATCAGTATTTAAGCACCCTGACTCTCCATACACAGACGTTGCACGTCATGCTGCAGAGCACTCTGCTCTACTTGGCGGAGCAACCCACGCGTCAGCGTTTGATCCTAAGTTGCCAGAGATGTACGGCAAAGGCGGATTTAGAGCACTATCTCATGTACAGTGGAACGAGGATTACAAGCCACCTCGTTGGAAGGTCAGCCGTCAGGGACGCCCAGATGTAGCCTTTCTTGGAGCCGACCGATCTGTGGCAAAAGAGATGAACTCAGGACAAAAGACTTATAGGCCAGGAAGTACTCCTGAAGTACCTGACTACGATACAGGTATGGCACAAGCCAAAAAGCATGGAGAAGGAGAAGCAAATGCCAGGAACAGGTGATGATAGCGGCAATTTGACCATGGATTTGCAAGCAAAGCAGATCATGCAAAACGCCATTCGATACAATGGATCTGCTCCATGTCCAACCTGCGGAGTAATTATGAATCCAGTAGAATTTATAACTAATAAAGGTCACTGCCTTGATTGCCTTAATCAGAGCAAGGTGGCACGAGTGAAAGGTAAGATGGCATAATGGCAGTTAATTCATCACGATCAATGAACCAGTCACTAGATGCTGGCGCTACTGATGGCAAATATCGCAAGGCTCGTCCAGACACTGAGGTTATTCCAGGTTCAGGTAATGAGCAGACAATGGCTGATCGTCAAACCCTTAATCCATTCTGGGGTTATGACTTCATTACATCTGAGTACCCAAACAAAGTTAACCCAGGTAAGTAATCATGGCTATTACAGCATCTGGTGAAGAAGGAGACCCTACTTCACGCTATCAAAACCCACGTTATTCTGGAAAAGGTGTTCCAGATCGTGGGGACAACCCAAAGCGTAAAATAAACTTTTATCACGAAAACGGTGATTACAGCCATACTGCTGATGTTCGTTGGTTAAGCCCAAAGGGGTATCGTTCAGGTCAACCTCACGGCTCAGAGTTAAAAAAGCATATGCCTCACATGGGTGGATGGTCAATGCCTGAGTATGACAGCAACCCTAAAGCACCAAAGAATAACTAGTTTAG